GCTAGGTATTTCCCGTTTATAGAGAAATCACCGAGAGGGGATAGAGAATGGAGTTTTTGCTTTCGATTGACAGAAAAGTGTGGATTGCGGCGATAGTGATTGTGGTAGCGCTAGGTGTGCTTGGGTTTGTCATTAAGCTGGTGAAGATGGCTGTTCTTTGCGCGGTGGTAGCGGTTATATTGACGCTTGGAAGCACAACGATAGCGAATGTGAAGAAGGAAATAGGCTTTGACTACAAAGACGGAAAGTTTACTCTACAGAACGAAGAGTTTAACATAGCCGACATAAAGAAAGCAGAGTTTACAAAGCCAGAGGGCGGTGTAGGATTAATCTTTACGATGCAGGATGGGACATATCGAAGCATTACGCTCCCGAAGAAGTACGGTTTAGCGGTGCAGGGCGTGGTAAGTACGGTTGAGAGTAAGATTAAAGAGGGCGCGGTCAAGGAATTGAGTAAAACGGGACAGTAACGAATGAAGAAAGGTCGTTGGGTTTATTGTAAAGCCCAGCGACTTTTCTCTGTAAAGAAGTAGAGAAATACTTGATATATATCTTTCAGTACCCTGTGACTATATAAAGCAAGATTTTATTTAAGGAGGGCAATGGTTTTGAAAGGGCAAAGCTTATCTTGGGACAGAAAGTATCGTCCTGCGACTTTAGACGACTATATGGGGGAAGCGATTAAGAAGCAGATAATGCCGAGGCTATCAGACCCGTCAAAGTATGCGCAGACATATCTTTTAGAGGGAACGAGGGGTTCTGGAAAGACAACGCTTGCGCGTTTAATCGCGAAAGAGATGCTTTGTGAGCATAAGGTAGACGGACACGCTTGTAATAAGTGCGGGTCGTGTACGGATTTGAACGAGAATCTGTTGTATGGTGACGGGTCTGTTAGGTTAGACTCTGTAATTGAGATAGACGCTGGCGTAAATACTGGCAAAGAGGATGTAGCGAATCTTATGGACGAGATGGGGAATGAGCCTATCGGGTCAAAGTATAAGATTTGCATCATAGACGAGTGTCATAAGCTGTCGCAGAGTGCGCAGTCGGCTCTGTTAAAGCGCTTAGAAGAGCCGAGAAGTTACGAGGTTTATATCCTTTGTACGACAAACAAAGAGAAGATGTTAGAGACTATCTTAGGTCGTTTAAGTGTAAAGGTTCATGTAACGAACGCGAATTTAGACGACTTAGTGCATAGGCTTATTTCTATTTGTAAGGCAGAGGGCGTAAGTATTGGAACAGAGGCGGTAAAGCGGATAGCAACGGTAAATGACTGTAATCCGAGAGAGAGTATCAAGATGCTAGAGGACTTGGTAAAGTCTGTAGGGCATGAGATACGGATTTCGGATGTTCTTGAGCGGTCGGGGTCGGTAAATACAGATTTGTATTTCGAGTATTTCACTGCGGCGAACAAGAGCCAAGAGGCGTTGCTTGCGTTTATTGACAAGGTAAAGAGCGAGCATGTAGAGATAGGTGCATTCTTTAGCGGGTTGGTGCGATTTGTTTTAGACTGTATACGGCTAAGTTACGGGATAGGGTTAGATAACTACACTTCAAAGTTTGTTTCTAAGGCAGTATCGTTTTTTAAGCAGTACAATGTAGATGAGATAGACACGCTTTGTCAGATAATGGAGTATACTCTTAGGACTTACACGGCAGACACGGATAAATCAGTATTAGGGGAACTACTGATTTTAACGACAGGAATGAGAATCGGGAAGATAAAGTTACTGACGGCGCATGAGGCGGCGAAGGTATCAAAGGCTACGAAAGAGAATGACGATGGGTTAAAGAAGTTTGCGGAGGGGATAGCAAAGAAGCGTGACGAGTCGCTTGACACGATACGGGAGACAGAGCTAAATAGCGGGGTATTAGCCTCGGTATTTGGCAGAGAGCTAGTAAAAGTGAGTAATGTAAGTTCAGCGAGTTTGTTCGGGGATGAGGATGACGAAGAGGAAGAGATAAGTGAGAGTGAGCATGACAGGAAGCTAACGGACGAAGAGTTTATCGGAGATTTCATGTCGAAGCTCGGAAAGTGATAAGGGAAGAAATAGGAGTTAAGGACGGGTTAGAAGCCCGTCCTTTTCGTATGTAATAAAGAGTTGTTTACCAGCAAACGAACCAAGCTATGTTTCGTGCAAGAAAATAATATAATGGAAAGAGAGGTATTTTCCGTGAAAAGAGGCAGATTTGTGGCGATACTTGCTTTAAGCCTAGCGCTATTTACGGCTATTCCAAGCTATGCGGCGAAGTCACTCGATGAAATCACGAGTAACACGAGCGCTGTAACGGAAACGGTAGCGGGCGGGCAGAGTAAGCAGGGAAGTTTGCCAGAGTTTACGCCAGACGCGAAGGGAAGCGATGTAACGAGACAGCTAGGGGATTCTATTAACCTAACAGCGGATACGGGTGCAATTTCCTATGCAAACAGGACGCTAGGCGGGGTTATCGGGAAGCTAGTACAGTTAATAAGCTTTGTCATCATCTTTTTGATTCCAGTTATGACTGTGCTTGATTTACTGTATTTGGTTTCGCCAGAGCGTCTTGGTAGCATTCTGTCTGGCGGCAAGACAGCCTCCGCGCAGGGTAATAGCGGCGGTATGGGCGGCTTTGGCGGCAACAGTTCGTTTGGCGGCATGGGTGGCTTTGGTGGCAACGGTGGCTTTGGCGGTAACGGCGGCGTGGGCGGCTCTTCTATGGGTAACGGACAGCAGGGCGGTCATTGCTGGGTGTCGAATGACGCACTGGAGGCATTAGGTGTCGGCAGAGGTAAGTACGGCTATTATCTAAAGGCAAAGGTAAAGGAGCTAATCATAGTCCCGATACTGATAACACTTAATTTAACGGGTATCATGCCAAAGATAGGCTTTGCATTAGGCAGTATACTGGTTAGCGCAGGCGAGTGGTTATTAAAGGCTATCGGCGCAGTGTAAGGAGTAAATATGTTTGAGCGACTACAGTCCGTCATGCGGAATAAGGACAGGGTAGAGCGTGAGCGGAAGAAGCGGCACAGAGCAGAAGTGCAGGAGATGCAGTCAGACAGTCTGTTTCGGGCGCGTTTAACGGCAGACTTAAAGACGGTAAGCCTTTTGCTAATGGATAAAGACATAGCGAGCGTTGTAGTAACAGCAGAGGACGCGAGCTTGGATAGGCTTGACGCGGCTATGTACGATTCCGAGATGGCAGAGTACGAAGTCGTTAAGGACGGTCGTAGCTACGAGATACGGAATAAGACGGTAGATTTTTAAGGGAAGCGGGGTGGTTAGGTATGACAGTAGAAGAGCGTTTAACGGATATACAGCGCAGAACGGGAATATCAGAGGATATTATACGGTGTGTGTTAAAGGGTGAGACAGATTCGATTGTAGACTCTCTAAAGCGAGGCGAGAAAGCGACTTTAATTGGACGGTGTTCGTTTGAGCCGAGGATAGCGAGATGCACGAGGGAGGACGGAACAGAGGGAACTTGCGCGAGGGTTAGTGTAACGGCATCGTCAAGGGTCACGACCCCGCTTTATGAACTAAGCGACTTCCTTCCGAGCGAGCCTTCTCCGCAGGAGAAGCTAATCGCGTCATCGGAGAATGTGCTGATAAAGCAGATAAAGGAGCTTGTTTAACGAGGTGGTAGAGAATGACCTACAGGACGCACAGGGAGTTTGCTGTATGTTTCGTGATACTTGCAAATTTTCTGGTGTATAAGTTACATCTTAGTCAGACAGGCTATTATGTGAACTTAATAGTAATGCTTGTATGCGGAAAGCAGGGGGCGTTGTTTCCAGATGTAGACCACATATGGCAGAATGTGAAAGAAAAGACAACGATAAACTTTGTAATCAACAAGATAATTCACTTAACGGGCGGTAGGCATAGGAGTTGGCAGACGCATAGCTGGGATATATGGCTAATTAGTTTAATCGTGGCGTTACAGTTAAATGCAAGGCTTGATGAGTCAAATCGGACAGTGTTTATCTTAATAGTACTTGGCTTTTGGTCTGGGTGGTTTAGTCATTTGTTTGCGGATATGCTAACGCTAGACGGAGTAAGGCTATTCGCCTTTACGAAGAAGAGCAAGGTAGCGTTTGTTCCGAAGAGAGCAAATATGCTAAAGAATCTTTTGATTTCGGTTACGCTCATCTTGCTTAGTGGGTCGGCATATATGCTACCTATACCAGAGTCAAAGACGGTAGCAACTATATTGTTGGTTGCGGGTTTAACGGTTCTGGGTGTTGCTCTTAAGATTAAGAACATGAAGTTCAATACGGGCGGCATTTGGGAGGAAACAGTTTACAAGGTAACGATAGTGTTTAACGCAGTGTTTATGGCGCTTGCGTTAGCCTATCCGCTATTAGAGAAAGTGGGGATATGATATGGGCATAAAGAGGTTTGCCGTGGCACTCGTGGCATCGGTTTTCCTCGCATCCTCGGTCGCGCCAGTGACGGCGTTGGCGTATAGCAAGAGTGATGTCGAGGCAATTTACAACAAGTCGGGCGACAAGGGTTCGTACAGTGATGGCGCGTATACGGTAAACGGCAAGTCCGTGAGTGGCGTTTACTCGTCTGACGCAGAGGCACAGGCGGCGGGCTTAAGTAGTACGGTTCATGTAACGCTTGGCGGTCACACATATAGCGTCTCGCAGGGTTCGCTTGATAGCCTTTATTCTGCGTTTTCGAGTCAAGTAGCATCAGAGAGTGCGGCGGCTTCGGATAAGTCGGCAAAGGGCGTAGAGGATAAGATAGGCAAGATAAGCACTTCGCTTAACCTACAGGCAGATACGGACAGTGCTTCGGCGGCGCTTAGTGGTTTTAGACCGTTGGTGCAGACGATTGTCGGTATACTGGTAGTGTTGACTATGCTACTTACATCACTTACGACAGGTATAGACATACTGTATGTTGCGATACCGCTTGTTCGGTCAGTTTTTGACAGCGGATTTGAAGGCGGCGGTGGTCTTTCGAGAAGCACAGAGGGAGGCGGACACACCTTTAGATTTATCAGTGATGAGGCACTTGCGGCAGTTAAGGCGCAGGATACTGGCGAGTCAAAGGGTAACGCTATCTGGAAGTATACAACAAAGAGAATACCATATCTAATTGCTCTCGGTGTTTGCTTGTATATCTTCATAACTGGACAGGTTGGATTGTTTATCAATATCGGCGTAAGGCTTGTGAGCGGATTTATTAACCTTCTAGCTGGTGCATTTGGCGGAGGTTCTGCGGCAAGTAGCGGATTAATCATGTTCCTTGGTCTGTGAGGTGACAGCTTGTGCAGTTTGAGATAGACAACTACGGGGATGTAGCGAATAGCTTTAACTACGAGTCGGTTTATTCAGCAGAGCTAATGGTACAGCGGTTTTTCGGCTTTGTGTTTGGAATCCTGTTAGTGGTTATTGTATTCCTAACTTTCCTAGTGACAGGGATAGATGTTGTTTATGTCTCATCCCCTGTATTTCGGGAGAGTGGGTTTGCAAGGAAGTGGTCTGGTGAGCGAGACACTAGTAGGTTTAAGCTTCGGTTTATATCGTTTGATGCAGTATCAGCGGTTGAGGAATCGGCGGTTAGCTCTGGGGAGAAGTCAGCGCTTAGGCTGTATATTAAGAAACGAGGAATTACGCTACTAAAGCTAGGGGTTATCGTTGGACTGCTCACACTGGGTTCTGGTAAGATAGTGGCGATTGTGGCGAAGGTTGTTATACCGCTACTTCAAGGCTTCAAGATTTTGAATTAAGGGGATAAACGGTTAGAACAAGGTAGACGGCGGGCATTATAATGTGTCTGCCGTTTATCTTTGTTTAATAGCAGTAAAGATATTAGAATGCAAGCGGTACCCATTAGTTTATTCTGGGAATAAGTTTAAGGCAAAGTTTGGTCTTTTTAAGCGGGAGGTCGTTTCAGTGAGTAAGAGGAAGGGTAAGGGGGCAGGAAGCCCTTTTCGGCGGGTGTTTATGAGCCTAGGGGTTATGCTGGGCTCGGTTATGCTAACTTCGTGTTCTGGGTCTATCGGAGATGTGCTTGATTCGTATAGTACAACGATACAGTCACGGGTAGACTGGAATAAGGAGCAGTTAAACACGCTTGCGGGCGCGGGGTTGGTTTCTGCGCAGATGAAGGAAAATATCTTTAACGAGATAGATAGTAATGTAGGAAAGATAGCGAAGCTGGATGGAAGTGGAGACGAACAGCTTACGCAGGATAAGATAAATCTAATCAAGAATTTCATTGTGCATTCGACAGCGAACGGGGATTGGGCTGAAAAAGACGAGTCTGGAAAGTATGAGATGTGGAAGTCTCACGGTCACTCTGTAGTACCAGAGAAGCTAGGCGCGGATGACACATCAAAGGGATTTGAGATATTTGCAAATAAGGACGCATCAAGCACTTCTGCGGGAGATAAGCTAGATACGATACTGACTTCTGCGAAGGTTTATGTGTTAAACACTTCTGCTTTGTCGGGAAAGGATTTAGCGGAGGTATCAAACGCTTGTAAGTCGATAAAGGATTTGAGAGACAAGTGTAAGGGAGACGAGTCGTCTTTATCGGACGAGGATAAAGCTACTTTAACAGCGGCGAGAGCGGTCGTAAACGCGAGCTTCGTTAGGACGGATATAACGATATTAAAAGACCAGTCGTTAATGACTAACACGCTTGAGAATGACAATGTGCAGTGGTCTGGGGATGCGGATGACGCAAAGACTACGGAGGCAGACGCAAATAAGACAGGTAACGAGGGAGCGAATAAGGACTTGGTGTTCCTGTCTGGCGGGTATCCAGCCTTTTCTATGAGGCTTCACGAGTTAAACGGAAAGACAGTGCAGGACTTATTAAAGCTAGTAAAGAACTCAAACGATGCGTTTCTAATAGATGACGCGAGTAACGGCGGTAATAAGGTATATAGCATGGTTTATCCGTTAAGCTATGTAGATAGCCTAGAGTGGGACGGAACGAACGCAAAGACGCACATATCGCAGTCGAATCTAGTAAGCGTAAACATTATGACAGGCAGTGTAGTGAATACGACTCCGACAGAGCTTCTGAATCAAGACGAGAGGAAGGCTTTGGAGAAGATATTTAGGGCGGTAAACAAGAATAACGAGGGTGGTTCTTCGTTTATCGTGGGAGAGCCTATAGACTACACTTGGAAGTATCAGAATAGCTCCGACACAGTAAGTTATCGTTGTAACTCAATCGTGCTTAGAGATTATCTTGAGTATACTTATCTTCCCGACTTTATGAGTGGTGGCGAGCAGTTTGTTTCTCTCGGGCGGCGGGTTAGGTTAAACGAGTTTAATACGGACGGCACGGTAAAGGATATAAATAACTTTGGCTGGTTTATTGACCGAGAGGGAAAGCGGGTCGAGGGCGCTAAGGCGGTTTCGATAAACGACTTGGTTGACTTCCGTTCGGGCAATACGGATAACAAGGGTACGGCAATACGACTAAATAACACGATGCCAGACGGCGGGACAGTAAAGAGTGATTTAACGGAACCGAGTTGGCTTACGAGTACGGGCGCTACGCAAGGTATTAACATAGGCGGTGGCGACAGCGGCGGTAGTAGTGGTGGCACAGGTGACGGTGCATGGCAACAGGGCGAGGGTGGAAAATGGTGGTATAAGTATAATAACGGCACATATCCGAAAGACAGGGTAGTGACTATCGGGGGCAAGAAGTACGGCTTTGATAGTGAGGGCTGGATGCTTAGTGATACGACTAAGGCGTTTGGCGGGACGACATATAGCTTTGCGGCAGACGGTGTAGCTACGGCACAGGCAAGTAACAGCGGGTCTAGTGGCAGTAGTAGTAACGGAGAGTGGCAACAGGGTTCTGACGGGAGATGGTGGTACAAGTTTAGTGACGGCACATATCCGAAGAATAAGGTTGAGACGATAGGCGGTAAGAAGTATGGCTTCGATAGTGAGGGTTGGATGCTAGCAAATACGACTAAAGAGTTTAGCGGAACGACTTATAGTTTCGGGGCAGACGGCGTAGCGACTTCTTCTGGAGCGAGCGGAGACGGAACGAACGGAGCAAACGGGACAAGCGGGGATAATACGCAGGAAGCGCAGTCACAGGTAAAGACTTTCACAAAGAGCGAGTATGCAACAAAGATATGGATGACGACTTACTTCCCGATAAAGGATGACGACAATAAGTTCAGTTTAGCGGCGAAGGATGCGGGTGCTATCGGCACAGATAAGTCAGTAGATATTCTGTACGGCATGTGTATCAATGTATCGGTGTTTGACAGTCAGCTTTATAGTAGTTGGATTTCAATAAGTGACGAGGCTTCGACATCTGGCGGTATTGCGTGGTGGAATCAGTGGCTTGGGTCGGCACATTATAGCTATCATATCGACACGGACAGGCTAAAAGAGTATCTGGATATGAATTTCACAGCGGATGTGCTTAGTAAAGACACGAATCGTATCATCTTAAATCCGACTACGATAGCGAAGATACAGACAGACTTTAATACCGACAAACGAAAGTCAAGCTACGGGAGTATGCAGGCGGCGTTTAAGATAGTAGGTATCTTTATGATAGCGTATGCGATTCTGTTGCCATTGGCTTGGGCGTTTGACACGCAGACGGTAGCAGATTTCAAGATTGTAAATCTAATCACCTTCGGTAAGCGCGAGGCGATAGTTAGTAAAGAGGATATTCCAGACTATAACGAGAATAAGAAGCAGTATTTAACCTTTAGCGGAGCGATATTCTCTATGATAGCGATAATAGGTTTATCGGTGCTTCTTTTAACGGTAAACTTCATGGCTGTAGTAGCTGGGATTGTGAATGTATTGGTAACGCTTGTAGAGGGTTTGCAGAATGCTTTCTTCAACTTGAGATAAGAGAGGTAACAGAATGAATGGTCTACTGTATAGACTAAGGTTAAAGATATACAGCAAGGTTCGGAAGTATAGGAGCAAGGTGATTGCGGGTTTTTTAATCTTTGCTTCTGTATCTAACCTGTGCGTTCCGTTAGCGGCGCAGGGGTTAGAGTTGTCGGGTTCGATAGGTACGAATGCGGCGCTCGGCTCGCCTTTGTTAAACGATGCGAGTTGGGGTTCAGAGGACTGGAACCCGTATGAGCTTGTGACTTTCGGAGTTTTCCTAAGTAACTTCACAGTCCCGATGGTAGATGACTATAAGTCGGCGTTTCAGAAGGGTTTTGGTGGTTCTGGCGGTAAAGGGCAGGAGGCTTTGCAGTTTAGTGTAGAGTCAGATAGCCAAGCAACGGAGATATTAAATCCGATGCTGTCTTACGCAATTAAGATGCAGACGAAATCCTTAAAGGAGATAAAGGTCGTTTATCACGATTTAAAGCTTGCGGATAAGCTTGAGGATAGTGTCGGGGGTTTAACGGCAGAGAACACGAAGGATGCGAAGCCAGCGGTATTAAGTGACCTTTTTCCAGAGGTCAAGTGGAAGCTTGACGACATATCGAATAAAGAGAAAGGGTATGTAACGGGGGTTGCGGACTATAAGGCGGCGAGCGGTGACGGAACTGACATAACGGTGCAGTATGCGACAGAGTTCCGTTTGCCAGAGTTCTTTATAAGCGCTTCTAACTCAAAGCCTGTGACAGTGCTTAACTACACGGACGGTTACGACCCGATGGCGGTTGAAGCGGCGATACTTGGAGCAGAGCGTAAGTCGGAGTACGGAAAAACGGTAGACGCGAATCTAAATAAGGCAAAAGATTCGCCAATCTACTTAGACTCGTTTGGAAATATCGTTACGAATCTTGATGGAAAGACGGTCGTGGTTTTACCTGCTTCTGCGAATCAGCATTTAACGAAGGAGAAGAAGATAAATCTTCTAACGAATGTGTTTATGCAGAACAGCTATTTGCAGGCGAGTGACGCTTCGTTAATCGAGGGCGCATATAGCGGTATTAGCCACGGAATCGGAAGCACGACAAAGTATTATATGGGAACGAACCCGCTTGTCGGGTATAACATGGATGATAGCCGTAATTACTCTACGATTCTCTACACTGACACACAGCAGTTTATCTTTGACAGCGCATTAAGCAAGATAAAAGAGGGGACAGGAGTCGAGGACGCTTTATCACAGGCGGTAAACGAGGATGCAGGAAAGAATTTAATCACGCTTGCTACAAAGAGACTAACGAAGGAGAACATCAATCTCCCGTTTAGAATCGGAGTTATAGGCGGTGACGGTGTTTTAGGGTCGAATAACAAGATAACGAACGCGCGGCAGTCGTCTGGAGAGGGTATCGGCGCATCGTTTGCGGCTTTGGTCGGAGCGAACAGTAGTAGTGCAGATGACCATGTAATGCTCGGAAACTTAGCGCTTGCGAACAACTTAATCAACAACTGGTTTCCTGTGAACACGAATACGAAGGTCGCGAATGCGATGATAACGCTTGACGATAAGAAGCAGTTAATTTCCGACCAGACTTATTTCGCACAGGCTGGAACAGCGGTTTTGCAGAACTATGTAAACTTTGCAACGGGGTATTTGAATGAGAGCAGTGAGTATAAGATAGCGGACAGCAATGTTCCAGACCAGAGCAAGTTTAAGGACAGCATCAGTACGGCAGGGAAGCCAGAGGAGCTTGCGGCGGCGCTTTTAACGGACAATGCAACAAGTTTAGACGCAAATAATCAAGCGAACGGGCTTTATAAGTATTGGGCGGTAAACGAGGGAAAGTCACGGTTTAACGACAGGATAAATATAAACGCAGTAGGAAGCAATGTTTCGCTTCACAGCATAGAGCCTACGATTACGAATCCCGTTTATAAGCTCTTGGGTTACAGAGTTTCTGGAATTTACAACAGCAACTCGGCTATGAAAACTGCGGCGGGCGTGCTGAATATCAACGAGGGTATGCAGTTTGCGGCATATACGCCATACATATATCTCACATACTTAGACTTTTACGGAATCATAAACGGAAAGAACAACTTTGATACAGACCTGTTCGGCACAGGAGATGTGATTTCGGTCAAGTCAGAGGATTTGTTTGAGGGAACTATCCTTTCGGAAGAGGATAAGAAGAAGCAGATAACGAATTACACATATAAGTTCCTAGATATTAAGGGAGGAGCATCATATAGAAAGCAACTCGCGAATAACTTTATAACGGAACTGCTTTACGACAACTACAAGAAGATAGTATTTGGCACAGACAGTAGCACGATAAGCAGTTCGATAGCTACTAACAACTCGGAGGGCTTTTTAAGTGTCAACAGCCTTTCGGATAACATGTTTATAGGAAAGATATTCGGCTGGTATCTTAGAAACATCGTAATATTAGCGGGAGTTTTACTAATCATCTCGTTTATAAGCGGGGTGGTGCAGGGTTCTGGAATCGTAGGAATCTTCACATCAGTGGTATCAACGCTAGCAATGCTTTTGCTAATCCCGACTCTGATAGATGTAGTCCCGTATATCTGTAATAACACGGTGCAAGGGATGTTTGCTAGGAGCATGAAGTACTGGGCGATTTCGGAGAGTATAGACAATCAGAGTATCGCGCAGGAGTTTAACGGGTCGAAGGCTGGGGACGCGGATGTAAACACATATATCCGAATGCTAAACATAACGCAACTTAATAAGACGATAATGATAAAGAACGACATATCTAAGAAGATAGTGCCGAGTACGAAAGACATCGACTATAATAAGTTGCAGAAGTTAAAGACGACACGGTGGCTGTTGCCAGCAGTCATGAGACAGCTAACGGCAGATGATAAGTCAGCAAACTATGTTTATACGACTTTAAGTGACCTGTATCAGAATTTCAGTAATATGTATTGGTATTACAGGACAAGTTCCGAGGGCGGTGATAAGCCGTCTTTGGATATGCAGGCGGTCGGAGATTATAATGCGAAGGTCGCGGCAGATGTAGGAGTCGGAAAGGCGGCAGGAGCGAACGAAGAGAATGTAATGAACGAGTCGAAGAAGCAGACGGTGTTTGTAGGCTATCGTTCCACTCGTCCTACTGGGGATAAGGAGAAGGAGTTTGATTATCACAGTTTAAGCAGGGATAGTGCAGAGAGTGAGGACTTAAAGGCGCTTCACACTTCGTTTTATCTTATGAATTTCGGGTCGGCATTTACGGTCGAGAATCCGTTACGGCATACAGAGAGCGGGGAGCTTGACACAGCGGCTTGGAACGACTACGCGGCGTATATAAAGGGCGAGGCTTCGTCAAACGGTAACACGGGGTTTGCGGATACGGTAAATAACAAGATATTGCCGATGGTAAGCCAGTATTCTCCGATGAGTACGCCAGTACAGCAGTGTTTCGGGTATTTCTGGATGACAGAGAGTCCCGCGCATTACTTCTACGAGGTAACGAAAGACACTTTTGAGAACGGAATGACGGTCGGCGGTCTGATATATCAGCTACAAGGCACATATGCTCCGATAACGGACAAGTATGATTTAGACAAAGACGGAGATACAAGCGAAGTTTACACGGATATGTCGGGTAAGGAGCAGGGAGACGCGCATCACACCTTTATGCGAGACTCTGCAACGGGTAAGATTAGAGATTTCCTCGACATGGAGGAGTTATTCACGAATGTAATCCCGTATATGTATAATGTACAGGTGATGGCGAGCGGGAATGACGATGGAACAGGCTTCTTAGGGGACGCGGTGCTGGGTTCTGACTACAGTGTTTATGAGAAGAACAAGAAGTATTGGTTGTTCCGTAGTAACTGGGTAAATAAGATAGTTGAGGACAGGTCGTATCGTGCGAAGGCAACGATAGGGTATTATGACGAGTCAGGAAACAAGGCTACGGCGGTAATAAATTCGTCACTAGACCCGTCAAGTTACGAGAAGTATCGAAAGATGGTATTTAGTGAAGCGCAGATGGAGCAGATGCGATTAACGGAGCAGGATTTGTCGATAGTAGAGCTTAGAATCCTAGAGGTAAACAGGAGAGTAGAGCAGGAGTGGACGAGTTTAATCAACTACTCAAGTACTGACAAGTTAAGCGCCGAGGTTTTGTACAGACAGATGGCGATAGACGCGCTATTAACCTTTGACAAGGTATTTTCGTCTGGAAACAAGCTAAGTGCGGCGTATCAGCTATATCCGACAACGCTTGACTTACGGAATGTGTCGTTTGACAGTGTGTTTAAGCTGTTGGTAATGAGTGCAACGAATGCGCCGCAGACGCTAAACAAAGACACGATGAAGGTCGTGATTGAGAACGGCGATATGCTGTCAACGATATTGCTGTTGTTGGATGCAGTGCTTGGAGTGGCGCTTGCGCCGATGCTAAGAGACTTAGGAATCGCTGTAGTGACATTATTGTTTATCTACGAGCTAATAACGGGCTTTATCTTTAAGCGAGGCAACAAGAATCAGTTAATGGCGGGTGCGGCATTCCTGTTTGTGAAGGTAGCGGCTTTGACTGTCATGTATTACGAGGTATTCAACCTCATGATAACGGTCACTTCGCCAAATCAAGTGTTAAGGCTTGACAGTAACATGGGGTGGAGCGGACACGGCACTTGGTTTATCTTCCTCATGATATTCCTTGCGTCAGCGGGGTATGTATACGCGCTTGTGAAGTTTATTATTATCTTTGCGGTAACGCATCGGTATGACATGGGCTTTGAGGCTACGATGTTTACGCTTAACTCGATAGCGGGTAAGACGAGAGGAATCTTGAGTAAGGTAACGGGAATTGACCTCGGTGGTAGCACAGCGAGTTCGACAGAAGGTGGAAGTGGAAGCGGAACGGAAAGCCCTGTTCGAGTAGTCGAGGGCGGTGCGAGCGTGGGTAACGGTAGTGGTGATTCTACGGTAGTTACGGCAGACGAGGACGAGAGCGATAACAGTAGCACAGTGGATGACGATAGAGAGCAGAGCGGATATAGCTATTACGAAAACGAGGGTTCTTCTGGGTCGTCCAGTGCGTCCGAGATAGACGACATGATAGAGGATGGAGAGGATAAACAGAAAGAGGACAAAGAGAACAAAGAGGGCGAGTGAGGGAGTAGGGAATACGGGAAGGAAGCTTCCCGTATATACCTACGATAAAATTTTTGTATTTTGCGCGTCACCAGTTAGATTTTAGCTAAATAGTAACAAGCCTAGCCAAGCATGTTGCTTGGCTATTGGCTTAATTAGATGCATATTAGTAGGAGAGGGTGCTTATGAACAGCAAGCGACTTAGGATGAACGAGCAAGGGCGCATGTTTATCCCGATGAATGTCGAGGGCGGGGGATATGACGAGAATTTCTTTAGCACGCCGAAGTTAATCACAGCGGGATTGCTTGTATTAGTGCTTGTGATATTGATTGCGACACTAGTGAGTCCAGATAACAGACTTAGCGTGCTGGGGAAAGTGCTAGCAATAGTATTTTATCTGTTTATCGCTTCGTTCGTAGTTAGGTATGTGATATTCGAGGAGCGCTACTATTTCAAGATGTATAAGAAGATGTTAGCGAATCAGAATCCGACTACTGCGGTGTTTTGGCGTATAGCGGCGATAAGAGATACAGTTAGAGGCGGTATTCTTCGGTATTCGGACGGAAAGTACGGTGCTATATTAAAACTTGAGAGAGATTCGATAATCGGAAAGAACTCGGAGTTTAGGGAGAGTCATTTTGACGCATTATCGGATTTTTATAAAGAGTTAGCGCTAAGGAAGTTAGCGTTCGTGCAGTTAAACATGATGGAGCGGGCTGACAACGATTCACGAATACCCGCGCTAGACACACTGATATTAAACGAGCCGAACGCGAATCTTAGAAAGGTCTTGCAGTTAGAGCTAGGCTACATCAAGAACAGGTCACGCGAGACTTTGTATGAGACAGACTATATTCTAGTTTATACGACAAAGCTTGAGCGAGTAGACAGTTTAATCGGAGATATACAGGCTTGCGCTTCGATTTTACTGGACGGAGCGTATAGCGGGTTTGAGATATTAGGTCAGAGAGAGATAATCGACCTTCATAAAGAGATTTTCGGTATAGGCTATTTTAACTTAAGCGAAGCGTCTATAAACACCTTTAACGAGGTAGGGGCTAAGAAGAAAGCCATCACATTAAAGGCGTTAAAGCTAACGAACGGCAGGACGGTAGAGCTTACGAAGCGGGATACGGACATTATCAACCGTTTATTAAAGCGGGTAGAGGACGGAGAGGTAGACATATCGGATATATCGGTCTTAAAGGCTCTGGGAGATAACAGGTTTGTATCAACGACAGCGGAGCGGGGAAGCTGGGGCTTGCACGGTCTTGATATAGACTTAGGAGAAGAGGAAGAGGAGCAAGAGAGCGGTACAGGCGCGGAAGAGCGCGCGGTTTTAGAGAAGCCAGCAGAGAGTGAGGGAAAAGTGAGAGAAGAAAAGGGAAGGAAGGTAAGTATTGAGGAAGAGGTAAAGATAGCTGTCGCGGAGAAGATTCGAGCGAACGCGGCGTGGACTATGAACAGCGGAAAGAGAGAGGACAGGAGTTTATCAGAGAGGGCGAAAGCGGACAAGGAAGCTGGTAAGCCAGTATCCAAGGATGAGTCAGAGGGTAGAGGCACGACTAAGCCTATGTCTAACGAAAAGGGAGAGGTAAGAGACTCTGGAAAGCCAGTACAGAGCGATAAAACAGAGGAAAGCAAGGAGTATGTCGCGAGTCCCGTATTCAATGAGGATGTAGACTGGGACAAGGAGATAGATTTCTAAGGAGGAAAGCATGAATATTTTAATTTGCGCGGGGTATAAGTACGAGAGTTTAACAAGCTCTCTTACGGCGATGTTTCGGGACGGTTCGGTAAAGGTAAGCGGAGTTCCGCTGTTGTCTGATGTGGATGAGTTTATTGCGAGGGGAAGCACTTTTGATAGAGCGATTATCACAGAGGAAGCTATCACAGAGGACGGGAACCTTACAGAAATTGACGACATGCTTGTGGTAGTCGAGAAGTTTGCAGAAGAGATGTCGGGGATATTTGACGACAAAGAGGCAGTATTTATCCTAAACAGCGAAGAGTTAGCGGATGCAGTGCTTACGCAGTTGTTTATGAGTTCGGAGCGCGTACGGGTAGTGCTTAGAAGTAGGATAGACAGTCTAAATATGTCGTATCTTAGAGACTTAACTTTGGTTCGGCTACAGGACTTCAAGACGAATCAGAATCTAAAGAAGTCTGTCTTTACGCAGGGAGCGGTAAGCAGTAAGGTAGACGAGGATTTAGAGGTAGATAACGAAGAGGAGCTTTCGTTTGAGGACGAGGAGAAGGGTAACGAAGAGAGCAAGGCAGATTTCAGCGACCTAGAGGGGTTGTTCGGGGAGGATGCAGACGATATATCGTTTGATGACGAGGAGAAGTTTGATTTTGGGGTTGGTACGGAAGAGCCAGAGAAGGTAGAGGGGGACGAGCCAAGTTTATCGGAAGAGGACGAGAGTTCCGAGGAAAAGAGCGAGAGTATCGAGGAAAAAGACGCTCCGAACCCACTCGGAAACGCGGACGAACTTCCAGATTTTTCGGGTTTATTTGACGCCGATACCGACTCTGAATTTGAGACGGAAACCAGCCAAAATGAGCCGAACCAAGACAAGTTATATACTTCAGAGAAAAATGAAAATTCGGACGGTCAGTTTAGCGCGGGCGCAGAATTATTTGATACTTCAGAAAATTTTGATATAGACCAGACCCCAAAAACGGCTATACCAGACCCTCAAAATTCGGGGCTTTCCCCGACCCCCCATTCGGGAGAAGTCAGTGTAAACGGCGGGGTTACAGCTCCCCAAAAGAAGGGTCTTTTGGGAGGGATTTTCGGGGGCAAGGGAAAGGGTGCGGTAGCCGCTCCGAAGGTCGATAAGCCCCGTCCGACTCCGAAGCCAAAGAGAGGGGCAGGAAACGGCGCGGCGACTATAGAGGAGTTAAAGCGTTTAATCGAGTCGTATAAGTATCGCGGTAAGGTGGTGCTGTTTACGGGGACAAAGGATAGCGGCACATCAACGCTTGTCGCGAATCTGGCAAATATCGTGAGTAAGCTCGGCGGGACAGCGCTGGTGGTGGATTTAGCGTATAACGGACGGACGCAGGCGTATATGACTGGGGAGGCGTATCGGAATCTGCATAGCGCGGGCGCGGATACGAATGACTTAAGGCTCTGCCTAAACAACAAGAAGGCAGACATCTTAAACTACGCGGCTACGGTACGGCAGGGGTATAACTTGCTCGGAACAGGACTCGGGGTAGATTTCGAGAAGCCGAAAGACATCGTTCGGAATATCGACAGTGTAAAGAGTTTCCTGTATTCTGCGAAAAGCACATATAATCTGGTTTTGCTAGACGCGCAGTTTAGCGACATTGTAGGCGAGTTTAAGGAATTTGAGGACGGGTCGGATATAATCGTCCTAAATACCACTTCTACGACAAAGGCGATGCTTGAGTTTATGCTATTGATGTGCAACATCGAGGACAGTCAGTTACGGGAGAATTTCTTTAGCAATTCAAAGCTCGTGTTTAACAAGGCGACAGACAACAGGTTTTTGCTAGGACGGCAGTTTAAGAGCTACTATGAGATATTGACGGAGCTTGACGGGATTGTGCAGAATCTAACGACTTATACGGCAGGGTTTAGTGAGATGAATATAGTCGGAGCGATTCCGTATGACGCAAGTAACGACAAGATGATGTTTACGGACAGGCTAATCTCTGACGGCAAAGAGTACACAGGACTTTTTGCAGAAGTACTATTAAAAATATTAAAGTGAGGTTTGCGATGGCGGCGCAGTATACGGTAAATTTCAGTGTAGAGGGTGCAGACGAACTGGATATAGCTTCGGAGCGTCTTACAGGGGAGACAGGAAGTACGGTTTATGTGCTTCTAAACGAGGAGTCGAATAACAGGCTCTATGATTACTATGCGTCCGTAAAGACGCTCATTCTAAAGGGGAACAGGGTCATCCTGTTCCTTTCGGAGGATAGGAGTAAGATAGGGACGCAGATAGCGATGCTACTGGTGTCGTATCGGCAGTATGACATTTACAGAATCGAGAAGGAGAGTTTATTAACCTCGGAGTATCTGCGTGAGGTATCAGAGAGATGCCCGACATACGAAGAGGTAGAGACATTTATCAGCAGTGATATAGCGACATATGACAAGCTAAACGAGGTGTTATCAAAGCTATCGGATTTAGCACAGGGTAATAAGCTTGAGGAACTAACAAGTGAGATAATGAGCAACATAACGGTGCTTGAGAGTACAATAAATGTTGTAGATTATCTAAAGAACCTCGCAGATTCTTCGACTATTGGTTTCAAGGAGACAGTAGAGAGGCTTGGGGCGGAGTTAAAGGACAGGGAGAGAGAGCTTGAGAGTGCAAAGCAGGAGAGAGACGCAAAGGAGTTTAGTCTAAGTCGTTTGCAGACTAAGGTAGCGGAGCAGGAAGATGAGATAGCGAAGTATAAAGAGAACTTCGAGAAGGCGTATACGAGTGAGGGTAGCGGGGTTCTAAAGTATAGCACGCTAAGTATACGGGACATACAGACGACTACGAATGCGGTGCTGTATTTCAAGGAGATAGGGAAGCTTAGATATATCAATTCCTTTGTAATTGCGCTGATGAGCGTGTTGCAGAAGATACATAAGCTTTCTGTGAAGCTGTTAATCTATGACGACAACGCGAATTTCGATGTTTACAAGCCGTTGACCTTTGTAGACGGTCGGATATATCGGGAGAGCAAGGATATATTTATCACAGCGGGAAAGAATGACGCTATGGTAGTAACAGAGCCAGTGTCGTTTATCTTAAGCGACATGCTACGGAGTCGGAATTTCGATGTAGTTATCGTTTACGACCGTTTACGGCAGAAAGAGGATTTGATAACAGGCATACAGGTCTTTAAGTATTATGTGGTTTCAAGTAGCAACGACTACAAGGGCTTGAAAGCAACGATACCAGACGCTCCAGACGAGTATATTATCGGGCATCCGTATATTTCAGACAGGATTATCGGGTTAGGCGACATAGAGCGTAGGCTAATCAGCCAAGGAAAGGCGGCGGTCATGAGTAACTACTGCCGTTTAACAAATGCCTGCGGGGATAAGGGAATTATTTTCAACGAGATATTAGACAGAATCAATGTAAACTTCATGAAACAGCGGAACTAAGGTTTATCCGCTTTGTAAGCGAAGGTTATTTTATTTAGGGAAGAAAAGAGTTAGCGAGGTGGCGTAAATGCTATTTGGGAAGAAGAAGCCGCGTAAGGGCTTAGAGAGTGGCGTAGAGAAGAAAGTAGCGGCTACGCCGCCTGCAAAGGTAGCGAGCAAGAAGAGTTTATCTGGGGCAAAGAAGAGCCGTAAGGGAACGAAGCTCGATATGTACGATATGATAATCGCGAATTTGTATTCGGGAAGTTCAATCGTAGAGCCAGATACGGACTTAGATAAGACGCATATAGACATAGGGTTCAGTAATATCACTTCGGAGAAGTATATTATCAAGTATTTTATGATAAACTCTCTTCCAGACTGGTTATCACCGAATGTTCTGGATAAGATACGGATGGCGTGCTTAAAGAAGGGAGTTCGGATTAACTATTATATCTATGGAGAGCCGCATAAGATAAACTGGGATTCGCCAGAGATGAAGAATAGGATGCGGACATGGCGTAGGTACGCGCAGGAGGGAAAAGGCGGTGATGTCTTTGACTATCGTAACAGGCGCGATGAGGAGTTAGCTCGGCACAGAATCGTAGAATCGACCTCATACTTAAATGTTTCGGAGCTGGATAACAAGCGAGAGCTACTAAAGGTAAGTTTAATGGTCGAGGTAGCTGGTCTTAGGGATGATGAGTCTATTGCTAATATGGGCGACTCGGTGCGTTTGTTAAAGGATATGTGCGCTCGGAACGAGATAGGGCTATTAGAGATTCGAGTAAACATGATAGACTGGCTACAGCAGTTAGGGATATTCAGTCTGCAACGGATAAACGAGGTTTATAAGCGCATTACTAAAAAGATATTAACGGACGACATTCTAGCAAACTTTAATAGCTATAAGCAGGGTAGAATCGGAAAGTCTGGTATACCGCTCGGAATTGACACAAGTTCTATGGCACCCGTCTTAAAGGAGTTCAAGGAGAACTCTTCTGACGCAGAGAATATCTTAATATGCGGCACGAGTGGTAGCGGAAAGTCGATGTTTCTAAAGGTATTGCTGACTTGGATGATGACAAAGTATGTTGTAACAGTTCTGGACTACGAGGGAGATGAGTATAGCAACCTAGAGTCACTGGTTTATGCAGGAAATCCGAAGGATGCAATACAAATTTCGATGGGAAGCGGAAGCACGGCGTATTTCGACCCGATGCAGATAGGTGATTTAACAGGGGATGACAGGATAGATAACGACCTAAAGGACGATGCGGTTGAGTATATCATGGCGACTTTCCGAACTATCATTGCGGGGACGGACGGGGAGCTTGGGACGCTAAAGACTTCGATAGTGAGTGAGGCAGTAAAGCGTGTTTATGAGGACGCGGGCGTAACGAACGATAAAGACACTTGGAAGCGGTCAAAGGGACTTCGTATTTCGATGGTGTATGAAGAGATAAAGGACATGGTTTTATCGGAGGAGTATCGAGATACGAACAGCGATGACGCAAAGCATAACGAAGCGAAGGATATACTGGAGTCTTGCAGGCAGTATTTTGAAGAGGGAGAGATAAGGGCAGGAACCTTTGCGAATCCGATAGACATAGATAGCCTTAGAAACTGTCGTTTAATCGTATTTAGCTTTGGACAGAAGGGTGCGGACGCGGAGAAGCAGGATAAGACGCAACTTGCTTTGAAGCAACTTTGCGTAGCGAATATTTCAACGCAGATTTCAAACTACTGTAAGTATGTTAGGAAGTGCTTTAATGTAAAGGTTTGGGAGGAGTATCAGCGTTGGGGTGAGATAGCGGGAAGTTCCTCACTCATCGGAAACTGTATGACAGGCGGTAGAAAGCGCGGAGAGATAAACTTTATCATCACGAACGACCTAAGTAACATGATAGACGAGAGTAACAAGATAAACGCGAAGTTACTACAGAATCTAACAGGGTATATTATCGGTTCTATCAAGTCTAGGAGTGTTAGAGAGAAGTTTTGCGACATGTATAACATTCCAGAGATGAAAGCGCCGCTTGAGAAGATATATAAAGCCTCGTCAAAGAAGAGGACTAAGGGAGATAACACATACAGTTTATATCGTCACTCATTTTGCGTGATAATGGATAGCGGAGAGAAGGCGATAGTGAAGGCGATGTTGCCAGACGAGCTGTTAAACAGTAAGTTGTTTAAGACAGGCGTAGATATAGAGGGAAATACAGGATTTAAGCGCTAAGAGGAGGGTAGCATGTATATACTGTTGTATTTGATAGCGTTGCCCGTCATTTACATAGCGACCTTCCGAAACGATTTTGATAAAGAGGTCATGAGTCGGGCATATCCGTTTATTTTTCTTTGTAGCGTGGTAATGCTCGTGATGTTGTTTGTGTAAGAGGGGGTGAGGGAGCTTGGGAGCGGAGCAGGACATATTAGAGGCTCGGAATCAAGGCGGCATGGCAGACGGGTTTTCGGATAGTGAGAGCCTAGATGATTTGTTCGGAGATTTCGGTGATTTAGGGGGAGA